TTATTGGTTGAACCAACAGTGAAATTGTGCGTTGTATGTTCGCTATTAAAAGTAGTATTATCTAATGTTGTTATGCCGTTAGTGACGCTAAATAGCGTGGTGCTAATTGGTTTTACAATAAAATTACCAATATTGGTTGTTGATGTATTACTAGTAATCGTTATGTCACCAGTAGCGCTATCATTTTGAATACGAATTCCACCCGCGCCTGTATTCGTATTTTTAATTAATATCCCATTAGAATTAGCATTGTTAGTGCTTATTTCTACTAATCCAGATGTAGAAGTTAGAGAAACTTTCCCCGAATTAGTAGTAAGAGATGATGCTCCTGTTGTAGTTGCTGAAATAGTGTTTGTTCCCGAAGTCGTAGTCATTAAATTATATCCACTTGCGCCACTTGCGGTTAATTGATTAAATCCACTTGCGCCACTTGCGGTTAATTGATTATATCCACTTGTAGCACTTGCGGTTATTTGATTATAAGAACCTGTCCCACTTGCGGTGAAATGATTTTGCCCGCCTCCTGATACAGTTATGTTATTGTTCCCACCACCTGTTGCGCTTAACACATTAGCATCACTTGAAGTTTTCGTTGATGTCATCGTATTTGTCCCACCTGTGCTTGATATAAGATTTGAACCCACCCCAGTGTTAGTAATTAAATTCTGTCCTGTGGTTGTGCTTATAGTATTTCCTCCTCCTGCGACAGTTGCGCTTATTGTATTAGCACCCGCGCTTGTGTTCGTTGTTGTTAGTGTATTAGTTCCTGTTCCTGCGGTTAGACGATTACTTCCCGAAGTCGTAGTTAATAAATTCTGTCCTGTGGTTGTGCTTATAGTATTTCCTCCTCCTGTTGCTGTTGCGCTTATTGTATTAGCACCCGCACTTGTGTTAGCGGTTGTTAGTGTATTAGTTCCTGTTCCTGCGGATAGACGATTAGTTCCCGAAGTCGTAGTTAATAAATTCTGTCCTGTGGTTGTGCTTATAGTATTACCTCCTCCCGCTACTGTTGCGCTTATTACATTAGAACCCGCTGCTGTTCCAGCAGATGTAATCAAATTGACACCTGCGCTTGATTGTGCTTTTATAGTATTGCCATTAACTCCCGTTGTCGCATACGCATCAATTAAATTAGCATCTGCTCTCGCACCATCACTTGCTAATCTATTAACTCCATTTGTCCCTGATGTTAATAATAAATTCTGTCCTGATGCTCCTGAATTAAATAGTCTATTATAGGCACTTGCGCCAGTTGCGTTCATTGAATTAGCAACAAAAGTGCCCCCCGTAAAAGAACTTGCTATTACATTCTGTCCTGATGTTGAGATTGTTGTTGTTGATAATGCGGTTGTTCCTGTAAATGTTTTGTTTCCCGCTATGGTTTGGTTTGTGGTTAAATCAACATACATACCAGACAGATGACTATCAACATATGTCTTGTTTGTCAATTCACTTGCGGTTGTCGGGACAGCAGCACACACTGGCATAGCGCTAAATGTTTTAATGCCCGCCACAGTTTCATTGCCTGTCAAAGAGATATTTGTATCTACATATGTCTTGTTTGTCAATTGATTTGCGGTAGTAGGAGCAGTAGCGCACACAGGAACAGAAGAGAATGTTTTTACGCCTGCGATGGTTTCCGCTCCTGTTAAAGAAACCTTTGTATCTACATAAGTCTTGTTTGTCAATTCACTTGCGGTAGTCGGGACAGCAGCACACACTGGCATAGCGCTAAATGTTTTTATGCCCGCTATTGTTTCGTTTCCTGTCAAAGAGACCTTTGTATCTACATAAGTCTTGTTCGTCAATTCACTTGCGGTTGTCGGGACAGCAGCACACACTGGCATAGCGGAAAATGTTTTAACTCCTGTGATGGTCTGCGCTCCTGCCTTAAATACAACCGTATCATTGAGTTCTTGTATGTCCTCTGTTATATCCGTAAATATATCTCCACCCGTCATTGGTAAATTAGGCGTGCCTTGATAAAAATCCATTACTATAATAAACACGGATATTATTATATCGGTATTTGTATGCGGGGATAAACCCGATTTCATTAATATATCAGGATTATACTGGATAATACTGATATTTTCATATTTTTATATATATTTACATACAGATGAGGATAAATATTAATATTTATCCCTGAATACATACGGAAATATGAATATATATAAGAATATCTAATAAATACTGGTATTAATTAGATATATTAATGAAATCGGGTTTATCCCTCGGTCAATATGTATTCCTTTTGCTGGGCGACGGAATGTCCCATCTCCTTCGCGTCCTTCGCCATCTCATCTTTCACATTACCGTATTTACTTGTGAGGTAAATGTGGCGCAACATAGATGCGGCGACCTTGCGCTTGAATACACGGTTCAAACTTTTCGTAATCGCATTTCCTCCACCACGATTACGATCATTGTATAAAAGGAAATCGCCATCTACTAATCCAAATAACTCTATGTAATTATCAAGCACCTTACGCAACTGCGTATTAACGGCAATCGTCTCCACACCGTAATTCTTCTTGGTCTTGTATTTGTTGAAAACGAACTTGTCCTCCGCAGGGCGATAGTAATTGAATTCCTCACCGTCCTTCTTACCCGTATCCAGTTTCATCAAATAGTAATCCTGATTACGACGAGGCGGCGAGAGAACATACAGAGACAAAATCAAATGGTCGGTGAGATCCTGTTTGGCATCACGCTGCGGCATATCGTTCTGCGTAATCTTATCCACGCGCTCCTGTAATTCATTGTAGATTTTCAATACCTCTTCCCACTCTATCCAGTTCTCCTTCTGTGTCTCACTCTTCTCGTTATGGTTCATCTTATCATATGTCATCTTCTCGCTATTCAACAGCGCCTTGTAGAATACATTGACCGAATTGTATTGCTTACTCTCGGCATTGTTAAGAATACTCACGATCGCGGTGGTATAACTTTTACGAGTATTGATGTTCGCGATTTCATCTAACTTTGCCTTGACCGACTTGGTATCTTTCAGGAACGCGAGTGAGGTGTAGGGTTTGTCGCCATTGAGTTTCTTCAACTTGATAATGTAGAGTGTGGAACTACCAGCGGACAATCCCTTTGCCAGCAACTTCTCATTCAACTTTGTCATAAACACCGTATCGGTATTCTGCGCTTTGGGACGGGGCATCTTATAATATAGATATATATTATAATTCTATATCTATATTTTATTACTAAATCTCTTCAACTTCACTCAAATCCTCCATAGCGTCGCCAATCTTTTTACTACCAGTCTTCTGTGGTGTTCTAATAGGGTTTCTATATATGTATTCCGCTATGATGTCCTGTAAATCCGCCTTCTCGTCTGCTGAAAGATCCTTGTATATCGTAGGATAAATTCCTGTCGCTTGAAATTTCGTAAATCGTCTTTGTATCTTCTGGTCGCTTGTGTCAGGTTTCCTGCCTCCCTTCTGCCTTTCCTTTACTTCTGGCGCAGTAGCGAAATCAACTGTCCCAAGCAGACTTGGTTTAACGCTTGGCGCTCTTGAACCTAACATTCCGCCACCCATAGACACACTGGAAGCAAAACTCCTTATACTACCAGTCTCACTCTTCCCTCCACCAAATCCAAGAAATGGTGCGTTTGGTGCGTTCTCAATTGCTTCCTCCCTCGCACTGTTGAGTTCCTGTGCCGCTCGGTCTAACGCCATCATTCTTACTCCGTCGCTCACAATTGCTTTACGCTGGTCGTCGCTAATATTACCACTGACTATGATAGGAGTAGGCGTATTGGAGAACCTGCTAACACCGCCAATCGGTTCGCCACGAAACGGAGCAGCGTTCGGTGTTTTCCTTGCTGGTCGTCGTCTCTTCTGTCTCTCTGCCAAATTCACTACAACCCTTACCGACTGCTTAACATCTTGCGTCTGCTTCTGGCGCTGTAAGGTGCTTTTCTTCTGCTTCGTTGAACGAATGCGAGTTTTCTTCGGCATTATATATTCTCATCATATTTTAATTTCAACCGTGTGAAATTTCGGTAGTAAGCATTGTCCCGCTGATTGTAAAACAAAAAGTTATACGGTTCGTCAAACACATAATCAAAGAGAACCTGTAAATCCTTCTTATCCATTGCGAATACTTCTTCGCTAAAATTACCCATCTCTATTAAACTCTTCGGTTTGAATATTACATAGCAATCTACAAGTGCGCGTAATGCGCGCGGCAGCGATTTTAGTGTGAGGAGCGAAATCATTATATTTAACTTGTAATGTCGGTGTTTGTGTATCAGGCGCTTCAACCACAATTCCACTCGTCGGTCTTTCAATTGCTCGCTCCAATCGTCCAAAATTAACATACTGTTTCCCCCGTCGTCCTTCTCGGCGATCGCCTGTTCCACAATACTCTCAAATGTCTTATTACTTAAATCAAAGAATAACCTGCTCTTGTTGTGTTTCTTAAACGGGTGGTTCTCCTCGCTATCAAAGACCTCCTGCGGTGTGCTGTAAAAGACTTTGTTAAAAATGTGCTTATATACTTTGCCATTTCCATTTGCCGTCATAACACTATTCAAGAACGATGATTTACCCGTCCCCATACCGCCCGAGACAACATATACGCCGCATTTATTCAAGAACGGTTCAGGCACACCAAGTTTGTCATCTATCGTTTGCTTTGTCGGTTTGATTACTAAATGACTTTCTCCGTCTTCTTCTATTTTCATTTGCTTATAATATCAGTTTATTTTATTTTAACTTTCTTCTCCTTGTCCCTGTCTATTTGCGTATTTCGTATCGCCAAATTCAAGGAACGATGCTTTTTTCATTCTTGAAGTAATTTCATAATCCATTAGTGGCGCTGGAAATAATGGCATAGGCGGTAGCGAGTATTGACTGAATGGTTGTATTCCTGTATCTCTTATTACTGCTGCTCTCTCTCTGCTCCTCGCTCTTTGACGAATTTGTGATAACATATTAATCCTGTTAGCAGCATCTCCAACTGACAATCCCGCTGCGCCCATATCTTTTAATGTTATACCTAATCTTCGTATATCTCCGTGGGTTCTCGCAAATACTTCATTACCCATCTCTGTTAATCGCTGCGCTCTCTTGCGTGCTAAATATTGATCCAATTGTCTATCTGTCATAAAACGCTGTGCTTCAAATCGGGCGGTCGGTGCTACCTCTTGCGCTTGATTTCCATACACAGTTGCCCTACGCCGTCTCTCTGGGATTGGTTCTCCGTATGGGTTCATTATATATTAACTAAATATTTTTAGTTACCCGTCCAATGACCCATATTCCGCTTCGGTATCTCGTCTCAACTGCCTTATTCGTTGTTGGTATTGTCTTGTCAATGACGCTAATTCGGCAATTCGTCTCGTATCAGGATATATTACTCGCCGGCCTCTGGAACTCTCTATCGCTGTGCGGTTCGCCCGAATACCGAATATGATTGGATCTCGTTCAATTGAATTAAT